CACATGGTTGGGGGCGTGTCCTATATCCCTGGCGTTGCGACTCTGGCGGCTGACTGCGATGTCACGTTCGCGCAGGGTTCGCTGCCCGGTGACACGAAGGCGTTTGTCGTCCTTGGCACCGTCGGTACGAACGATGTCGTCATTGACCTCGTGACCAACGGGATCAAGCAGGACGGCTCGACCGCAATGTCGGAAATCGCGGCCCTGGACACGGCAAAAGACGCTGTGTATCTGATATTCGATGGCCTTGTTTGGCACACTGTCGGATTCACCGGCTGCACTGAAAGCTAAGCCAATTCGGCGCGGGGTCGGAGAGTCCGGCCCCGCGCCTTAACAAAACCACGCAGGAGTACGGTACGATGGCAGAAGACACACCAGTCAACGAGGACAAGGTCGAAGACGAGGATCGTATCGACGAATTCGCCGTGCAGGCGTTTAAGGCGATGGGGTTCACGGGGCGACTTTCCGAAAATATGATTATCGTCTATCGCGAGCTCAAAGCGCGTAAGGACATGGTCCGGCCCGGTCGGCTTTCGTCGGAGGCATTGGCGACGGTTGTCGTGCTTGCCGGCATGATCGACGGGACGCTGGCACTGGCCGATGGCGTGTCAAAGGAATAGGCAATGGCCGAATCGACACTTTCCATCAAGTACGACGACCTGCAGATCGAGGTAGGCGTGTTCGTTGGCTACAATGTGGATGTATCCAAGTGGACCGAAGCTATCACGGACGAAGTTGATCGATACATTCAGGCCGGGGTGCGGCAGTTCTACTACCCGCCGGCAATGGACGGTGTTGAGGCTGGTTACGAGTGGTCGTTCATCAGTCCGACGACGACGCTTGAAACTACGGAAGACGACGTTGCGCAGGATATGCCGGATTCATTTGGGCGGATCGTTGGTGATCTCCATTTTGAGTCTGATGTTTACGCGCAGTCGATAACCGTGGTGAGTGAGCATCGGATACAGGCATTACTGCAGCAGGACGACGGGACAAGTCGTCCGCGACACGCTGCAATAAGGTTCAAGGATGATGACGGCACCGGCCAGCGGCAAGAGATCGTTTGGTGGCCTATTCCCGACGCCGCTTATACACTCACGTATCGGTACGAGGCGTTTGCCGGCAAGTTGCTGCCAACGAAGTATGCGTTGGGCGGCATGAAGCATTCCGAACTTGTTGTTGAAAGCTGCCTGGCCGTTGCCGAGCAGCGTGCCAATGATGAGCGCGGGATTCATTGGGAGTTGTTCGGAAGATTGCTGGTGACGGCGATTGCACAAGACAGGAAAAACGGGGCTAGGCATTATGGCGCCATGAGTGCAGGGGAGTCTGCCGGGGATGATGCGCTGGCCCGGGGCACCCAACGCACAACGTCCGACATCACTTATAAGGGGAACACATGGTGATGCCGTGGAATGAAATGATGGCGGCGGCGGTCTTGGCATTTCAGGGCTGGTTGGCGGTGCGCGTGATAAGTTTAGGCGGGAAACAGATCGCCTTGGAGGCGACCGTTGCCGCGCAGCAGAAAAATTGCGACGAACGGTTGAAGTGGATACGCGATATGGACCGGAAGTTAAGCCAGATATCGGAAGACACCGCAACCATTCGCGTAGCATTAGGAGAGAGTCCTCATGCTGATTGATCCGTATATTCCTCAATGTGGCGATGTCGGGTTTGTCGGGTATGATCCAGGCGAGTTTGTTTCCGACAATATCGGGAAGCTCACTACAGGGCTGCGCGAGTCGCCGACAGTGGCGCACCACCAGTTCCAAGTCCTACGGATGGAGCGTTGCTTTGAGGCGCTTATGAAGGCTGGCGTTGTGGTCCGTTCGCTCGAAGAGCGATTCGCCGCCTGCAAGACTGATCGTTCGCATTACATCATCTTTCGACCGCCTATGGATGTGTCGAAGATGAACGCTATCGAGAAGAGGGCGTTTGAACTTGAGGGTAGCAGGTACGGGAGAATCGAGATTGCGTTGCAGGCGATTGACGGAGTGTTGCGCAAGGCTGGCCTGCTTCCTGAAGGGGTTCCGCTTTTCACGCTGCTGGGCGCACTGGTTCCGTGGACAGCGATTTGTTCGGGGGCCAGTAATCAATGCCTGTATGCAGGCGGCGTTTTGCCGAAAAGATTTCTTTATTTATCACCTGACGGAACTTATGACGAGGCCATTCGCTTAGGTTGGCGCGTGGTTGCAATGGACAAAAATGGTGCTTCGTATTGGAATGAAGCACAAATACAAGGAGAAGGCGAATGAGAACTATTGATCTTCAAACGGCAGATGGGGTAATCGTGAGGGCGCCAGGTTTCGGCATTCTCAACGGTTTCGGGAATACGGTTCCGACTGATGGAACTGTAGGCTGGGCGACGGGCGCCACGTTTATCCATACCGACGGCGGTTCGGGTACTGCCTTCTATATCAACGAAGGCGATCAGGACTCCTGTGATTTCAACGCTCTCGAAACTCCCGACAGCGGGGCTTTCACGATTGCGGAGCTTGGTGATGTCGCGGACGCCTTTGCGACTCGGTTGCTCGAAACGGGGACCTATCAGAGCACGGCCGGTGGCGGCATTCTGCTGTCAAGCACGAACAACCGACCATTCACAGTTGTAGGTGATGATGGTGGCGTTGCACTTACTGGCGATATCAGGCAAATCCTGTCGCGTGTCCTTTTGACGATCGACACTGGTGCAGTGACCCTGAACGCAGTGCGCGGCCAGATCAAGGCACTCAATCTTATCGACGTAGCGGCTTCGTCTGTTGTCGCGCCGGTACTCGGATACCTGGAACTAGCAGGCACAGGTGCTCGCAGTCTATCAGGGCATGTGGCCGGCGTTCGATCAGCACTGGAAGAAGGTGCTTCGGGCACAACTACGATTGCTGCATCTTCATACTACGCTGGCTTCGAGGCGACACTGAACTCGACCAGGACGTACACGACTACCGGCCAGATGGCTGCCTTCATGTGCAATATCTCCGGCGGGACAAGCGTGTGGCCGATTGGCTTTCTGGTCGACGCTAGTTCTTGCACAACCGGAATAGAAGTTGCCGCATGCGCGATAACTGGTGTCCTGGTGAGCGGTGCGGCAGTGAATTGTATTTCGGTGACGGGCGCCGGCTCGACGGCCGGAATAAGCATCTCCGGTGCAGAAGCGATAGGTCTGCGGATCTTGACCTCAACACCGACAAGCGGTATCTCGATTGAAGCCGCTTGCGCGACAGCCGGAATCAATATCACTGGTGCCGAAGCGGTCGGAATCCAGATTGCTACATCAACCCCGGTTGACGGTATTCTGATTTCATCGGCTTGCGCTGATGGCATTCAGTTGTCTGGTGCTAATACGGCGAACGCGATCAACATATCCGGCGCAAGCACGTTGAATGCGATAACTGTAAGCGGTACGGCTGGCGATACTGGTCTTGAGATCAGTGGGACTTGCGCAAACTTTGCCATCGACATTTCGGCAGCGCAGACCGCTGTAGGAATATCGGTTGCGGGTACGTGCGGGACGTACGGCGTGGCGGTGACGGGAGCTTGCACGACAGCGGGCATCGGCATTACAGGCGCAGAGGCAATCGGAATGCTGATTGCTACTTCAACCCCGACAATTGGTGTTTCGATTACTGCCGCCTGCGAAACTGCTGGCATCAGTATATCTGGCGACCAGGTTCTCGGAATTCTGTTCCATGCTACGGCAGCCGCTACGGCTGCGTATGCGGTGACGATTCCTACGGGCATCACGCTTGATAAGGGCCTGGATATCAACGCGACGAGCACCGGGATTGTTACGTCGGGCTTGACAATGCAGGGTACCGGTACATTTACGACCGGCATCACGCTGTCAGCTACGGCTATCACAACCGGCATTGCGCTGTCTGCGGGAAGCATGACGGATGCGATACTCATTTCCGGAACGACTCCCGTTGATGGTATTCATATCAGCTCGGCTTGCTTGGCCACTGGTATCAACCTGGCCGGCGTCTGCTTGGTGGGTTTGTCCGTGGCGGCGTCAACGACAGCTATCAGTATCGGAGACGCAACTACTGGCATCTCGTTTACCGGCACAGTTGCGACAGGTATCGACTTGAGCGGCGGAACCTTGACGACTTCCATCGTCTTGGACTCTGACGCGAGAATCGTCGGTCTTGTCGAGCTTCTGATGATGGGCCTTAATCAGGCAGCCGTGGATCAAACGTTCGCGTGGAATGATGTGACGCAGACGGAGGCCGCTGCTGCCTTTTGTAAGTCATATAACCACGACAACACGAAGTTTGTGAATATCTCCGCGAGTGCGGCGCAGGGTGAGTGGACTGGTGCATATCAGATGTTCCCCGACACGGAAGTTGAGAACGACGCATGTTACTTCGGAAGGGCAACGCCTTTCGGGTGCATGTACTTCAATGTGAGTGCTACCCCTGCCACTTTCGGCGCGGACTCTATCACATGGGAGTACTGGGACGGGGATAGCTGGGAAGCTCTGACGATTATCTGGGACAAGACGGACTCGACCGCCAATGATGGGTTGAGGCCATTCCAGGAAGATGGGCATATCTTCTTCAGTGCTCCTACTGATTGGGCTTCAAGCACGATCGATAGTCAGGCTGCTTATTGGGTGAGAGCTCGGTGCAATGCGACCGTTAACTTCACGCAGGTGCCTCTCATGGACTCCGTTGAACACGCGATCGTCACGATCGACACTGGCACGAAAATGCCTTATGCCGGTACGATCGGTCGCGGACGGTTCAACTTCGGGACTCCGAGTACCGGGACCGCCGACACGAAGGTCATCCTGTACAACAGTACTTCGGGCGCTTGTAGTGCGCTGTCGTCGCTGACAAAGGCAAAAATGGACCCGATAGTAGCCGATCTGGCTCTGACTGTTGCAAAGGATGACGTTATTGGATTCTTTGTCGCGGTGCCGGATGGTGGCGGGACCGAGTACACGAACGGAGATTGCGAGCTCGCAGTAACTAGAACATAAATCAACAATCGGCGGCGGGCGGGGACAATCCTCGCCCGCCGACCACAAGGCAAGCGGTCAGCCTGAATGACCGCGAAAACCACACAGGAGAAACGGGTATGAAACTGAGTTCTGTATTCATGGCAAGGGGTGCTCTGGCAAGATTGGCAACGCTGCGGCTGAAGCCGTCGCAAGTGGCGTATAAAGTGCTGAAGTTCTCGCGCAAGTTCGATTCCGAAGTGTCGATCATCGAACGACAGCGCACGAAGCTCATTATGGACATCACTGGCGCCAAGGAAGGCGAGAATGCTCAGATCAAGCAAGGCACACCGGAGATGAAGGACTTCTTCGAGAAGTTCGCGCCGATACTCGACACCGATTGCGAGTTGGGGCTGTGCCCGCTGAAGTTCGGCGCATTGCTGGACGCAGTCGATACTGACGAAGGGAATGCATTGTCGGCCCAGGATCTCGCGCTTCTTGAGCCGCTGTTTGAATCGGACGAAGAATAAAAGTAGTTGGCGTGTGAACTATGCCGCGTACAGTTACAAAAACCTTGACCTTCCCGCTGGGCGGCGTTGTCCGGCGGGGAGGGTACAGGGAGCAAACGCGCCCGTACTCAGCACCGTGGGCGGTCAACGTGCGAGGCATTGCGACTCTTGAAGACCGTGAACGGGGTGGATCCCGCCCCGGCCTCTCGACGGTAAGCACTACCGATCTGGGATCGAGCATCACGGCGATGGTGCCCGTTGTCAGTATCGACTCTGACGGTGCGCGTGATTACGACGTTGTCATTATCGCCGACGGACTCATCTACAGACTGCAGGGCAGCACCGTTACGTCGGAAGACGCGGCCTTAGCCATCAACGCAGTGACACTCACCATTGGCGGCGAAGAGATCGTCTTCCCGACTGCCGTGTCTGCCGTCAATCCAGTTGGCGCTACGGCCTCCTACAGTGCCGCTGAACGGGCCGGAAAACTCTACCTTGCCGACTCAGTGCTGCGGACGTATGACCCGCAGACGGGCATCGTGGCGATCGTAGACGCGTCTTCAGGCGTGATTCCGACTGCGCAGCCTGTCGTGAGCGTATACCGCGACCGAATTATTCTCACTGGTGCGAATCATCTGTGGTATGCCTCGCGGCAAGGCGATCCTACTGACTGGCATTTCGGTGCCGACCATGAAGATCCGGGCCGTGCCATTGCTGGCCAGCTTGCGCATGCCGGCAGGATCGGCGACACTCCGAATGCGGTTATTCCCGTCGATGACAAGGCTCTTGTGTTTGGCTGCGAAAACAGTCTGTGGGTGGTGTATGGCGATCCGTCCACGGGCTCCCTGGAGCGTATCAGCGGCGAAGTCGGCATCATAGCTCCTGAAGCATGGGCCATGTCCCCCGACGGCGATGTGGCGTTCCTGAGCAATGACGGTGTGTACCTGTGGTCTGCCGGCAGTAAGGGCGCGCCGGTCCGGTTCAGTGAGGGCCGGGTCCCCGGGCAGCTCCGCAGTGTCAGTGCTGCTACGAACAGGATCACAATGGCGTACGACCAGGACGGGCGCGGCTACCATCTGTTTATCACTCCGGACGCAGGTACCGGGACTCATTGGTGGCTAGATGTCGAGAATAAAGCCCTGTGGCCGGTGCTTATGAATGCGCTACACGAGCCGGTTGCTGTCGGCCGGGTTGATGATGGCGGGCTCGCAGAGGTTATTCTGGGTTGCAGTGACGGGTACATTCGCAAATTTGACAAAGACGCAACCGATGACGATGGCGAGGATCTTGAGAGTCACGTTCTGATCGGGCCGGTCCGCATTTCGGTTGATGACGTGCGTGACGCCGTGCTCGCAGAGATTCACGGGATCATGGCTGATATCTCCGGGGAAGTGACGTGGCGCGTCGTAATGGCTGACAGCGCGGAAGTTGCCGCCGATACTGCCGTTGCAGGGGTGGCGTCGGCCGTTGCGGGTGGGGTTATCGCCGGCGTTGCCGCGTCTGGGTTATGGGCTGACGGGCGGAATACGGTTGTTCGGCCTCGATCTCGCGGTGCGTGGGTGGTAGTGTGGATTTCGGCGGTAGGTAAGTGGGCGTATGAAGCGGTTCCGATCGTCGCTCGACAACTTGGGAGACTCCGATGAGCATTGAAGTTGATGATATGACAGTTGATAGCAGCATTGGCGGGTCTGAAGTAATACCCGTTTCCGATGGCGGCGCCCCGAAGAGTATAACTCCCGCTGGGATTGGCGCCTATACGATCGATTTGATAGAAGCGATTGCGGCCTCCGGGTCGGCTTCGCTTACTGATCATGTATTCACGTTGCAATCGGGAGTGCTGAAGCCTGAGACGGTGGCTATAGTTACTCAAGCCGCCATTGACGGGATGTGGGGTAAGGCGGACGAGTCTTCACCGGATTCGGCCGATATACTTCTTCTCAAAGACGGCGGCACAACCGAGAAGACTGTCACGCTTGCGCTTCTTGCCGAGTACGTCCGGGCAACTGTCCAGGCGGCAATACTCGACGTGTCGGACCTTACCGTTCACAGCTCTATAATAGGAGCTGACAAGTTCCTGGTAACCAGCGGGACAACCGGCAAGTATTGCACGTACACAGTTCTGTCGGCGGCGATCTATGCTTCCTTGGCGGCGCATATAATCGCGCTGACGGCTCACACGTCACCTGGCGACACGGATTTGCTCTACGTGCTGCAGGGCGGGACGACTCCTAAGAAGATCACCCTGGCGTATCTGAAGACGGTAATGGGAACCACCATCGCGCCCGGCAGTACGACAGAGAACAGCATTCCTCAGTGGGATTCAGCGAGCAAGACGTTGAAGGACGGGCTCACGCTGCAGGCGACCGTTAGAGCTACGGCAAGCGCAGTTGATACTGCGGTCCCGACCGAAAAGGCCGTCCGGACGCTGGCCTCGTCGATCGTCTACAATCAGACTGATATTGCAGCGGACATTGAGGATGCCGACCTGATCATGGTTGACGACGGTGCGGCCGGGACCGCGCAGCGGAAGAGTACGTTCACCCGCGTCTGGGCCTGGATAGTCGCTCACCTTGTAGCGTTGGGCGGCAAGTCCGACGGTCCGGTCGGCGCTGACCGGCTGACGATCATCGATACGGAAGACACTAACGCTCTGAAGACGTTGACATTATCGACG